CCTTGACGGAAGGTTGGAAACTTACGCAACTACAAGCGCAGCAGCCAACCTCGCTTTATAACGATTTCGTCCGTTCGCTCATTGCCGAAATGGCGCGGTGTCTGTCTATGCCCGTAAATGTCGCAATGTGCGACTCGTCCCAGCACAACTTCGCAAGCGCAAGGCTCGACCACACGACCTACGGCAAGAAAATCCAGACCGTCCGCTCGACGCTTGTCACGAAGGTGCTCGACCGCATTTTCGCAAAGTGGCTGGAGGAATACAACATCCTCAAGCCGCAGAAGCCCGCCACGCTTGCCGCCTTGCGCCGCACGGAGTGGCTATTCGCGGAACGCGGAAACACGGACGTGATGAAAGACGCAAGCGCGGACAACACGCGCCTCGGCAACGGCACGACGAATTACCAGACCTTGTACGGCAAGGACGGCAAGGACTGGAAGCGCGAAACCGATCAGGCCGTGGACGAGAAAGTACACATCCTCGCCCGCTGGCGCGAGAAGTGCCGCGAGAACGGACTGCCAGAAGACACGCCATGCCCGTTTTTCGCAAAGGGCGGAGCGACGTCAGCCGCGCCAACCGAAGACCAAGTCGAACACGCCGCGCAACGTAAACGGAACAACGAGGCGTAATGTTTTGACCGTTGCGCCAATGTTAGAAAGGAACAGACCATGCCACCTGACAAAATATCCGAACTTATCAAAAAGCCACTCGTCGCAACTGGAACCGTTGCGCTTGTTGCCGCGCAAAGCGAGGGCGACAAGCCGGACGCAAACGGCAACAAGAAGATGACCATCACCGCCTATAATGGCGGGCTGATGGAAGTTAGGTGGGGCTTGCCCGTCGGCATTGATCTTGCCGGGCTAAAATGGCGCGACGACAACGCCATCCCGGTAATGTGCCTACACGAAACGCACAGCATTGACGCGATATGCGGACAGGCGACGAAGATTTCGCACGACGGAAAGACGCTGACAATCGACGCAGACTTCATGCCTGTTTCGGAAGACGCCAAGAAGGTGCATGAACTGGCAAAAGCCGGGTTCAGATTTCAAGCGTCCGTCGGTGTCTCGCCGTCCGACGTGCTTTATGTCGGCGAGAAGGAATCCTACAACCTGAACGGGGTAGAGGTGCGGGGCGAGTGCTACATCGTCCGCGCCGGAACCTTGAACGAAGTTTCCATCGTCCCATTGGGGGCCGATGGGTCAACACAAACGGCGATAGCCGCCGCACACCAAGGAAAGGAGGGCGCAATGCCCGAAGACAAGAACAAGCCGGTACAGGCCGCACAGCCTGACACCGCAACCGTGGAGGCGGCGCAGACCGCAGAGCGCGAGCGCGCTGCTTCCCTTATCGAAGTATGCAAGGGACATGACGACATCATGGCCCAGGCCGTAAAGGAGGGCTGGACTGCCGAAAAGGCGGAACTCGCCTGCCTGAAAGCCGAAAAGGCCGCAGCCGAAAAGGCGAGGGTCGAGGCGTCGCGCCCCGGCGCACCCGCGATCATCGACCTCAAGGCGTCCGCGCCGAAGGACGCGAAGATTGTCGCCGCCGCCGCTTGCATGGGCGCGGCAATGAGCGACAGCGCAGTCGAGGCGGCGTTCAAGGGCGTCGATCTTGACGCCGCGCACGACCTCAAGGTGACCCGCCTGTCTGACGTGTTCGCCTCTTTCGGTATCATCTACCGACCGGGCAACGACGCCGAAATGAGCAAGGCCCTGAAGGCCGCGTTTTCGACCGCCGACATTCCGAACGTTCTCTCCAACGTCGCCAAGAAGTTTGTGCTGGCCGGATTCGGCGCAGTTGGCGAGGGTTGGCGCGAGATTTCGCGCCCTGTCGCCGTCACCGACTTCAAGGCCGTCAAGGGCGTCCGCCTTGTCATGAGCGGCCTGTTGAAGTCGCTCGACAAGCACGGCGAACTCCAGCACGTCGATCTTTCGGACGACGCCCGCACGATTCAGGCCGCGACGAAGGGCTCCATCGTGGGTATCACCCGCGAAGACCTCATCAACGACGACCTCGGCGTCCTTGCCGAAGTCCCGCAGCGTTTCGGCACGATGGCGGGCCGCACGATCAACAAGGACGTTTTCGGCGCACTCTCCACGACGGGGAGCGACTATGGCGCGAACACGTCCGGCGCGTTGAGCATTGCGAACCTTGCCGCCGCATACGCGCTGGCAATGGCGATCAAGGACAAGGACGGCGATCCGCTCGGCCCCATGCCCGACCGCATACTTTGCGCCCCCGGCAACTACATCATCGCGCTCAACATCTACCAGTCGGAACTGGTCACGGGCGCGGCGTCCGAAAAGGGCAAGGCAAACGTGCTGCGCGGCGTGTTGAAGCCGATCACTTCGCCGTATCTCTCCGGCACGGCCTACCGCCTGTTCAACACGGCGTTCCCGCTTGTGGACGTTGCGTTCCTCAATGGCGTCCAGACCCCCACGGTCGAGACGGCGGAGGCCAACTTCCGCCAACTCGGAATCGAGATGCGCTGCTACTACGACTTCGGCGCGTCCGCTGGCGAGTTGAAGGCCGCGCTTTACAGCACGGGCGCGTAATTCCACGCGAGTGCGGCGGAGGGTTGTTCGTCCTTCACTCCGCCGCGCCCGCAACATCCAGAACATCCAACAGAAAAGGAAAAAGAAAATGGCTATCTCTTCTACTGCGGCCAAATTCCGCAAGACGGGCGACACGCTCGACTACACCGCCGGGGCCGACATTCCCGCCGGAAAGATCATCAAGGTGGACGGGCTTCTTTGCATCGCCCTTTCGCCTATCGCCAACGGCAAGACTGGCGCACTCAAGGTGCTCCATCGCGGCGAGGTCGTCGAGGTGACGACCAACGAGGCCATCGGCTCCACGAACGCGGGCGTCGCGATTTACGTGGACTCGGACGGCCTTGCCACGAAGACCTCGACGAGCAACACGCTCCTCGGGTACACCCGCGCCGCCGTCGGATCGTCCGACCTGTCGTTCGAGGTTGTTTGCGTCTAACGACAAAACAGGAAACGGGCCGATGCGCAAGCCGTGCGAATACGTGTCCGCCGCAATGGCGAAACTTCGGGGTGGCTCTCTTTCGGGCTGCTCCGAAGTCCTACACCACGGCGAACAGTCCGCAACGGTGACACGCGTCGGCCTGTCGCAAAAAGGCGGCGACGAAGTGACGGACGCGGGCGTTCCCGAAAACTGCCGAGTCCTTGCGAACGTCGCCGACTTTCCCGCGTTGCAAATCGGCGAAGCGGTGGAACTCGGAACATCCCTCCGCGTCGTCACGTCTTGCGCAACAGGGCCAATAAACACCCTTCTCACCGTTGGGCTTTCCGCAGCGTTCGAGAAATGCCCGGCGGCGTACACGGGAACGCGCCGAGAGGCCGGACACGTCCGCCAGATCAAACACCCGCTCGACATCCTGTTGCTGGAAAGCGGCACGGCGGACTTGCCGACGGACGCGATTGCGCCGACATACGCGACCGCCTACACCGTCGCCATTCGCCGCGACGACTGGCAGGAAGTCACCGCGCCCGATCCATCCGACACAATCGAGGTCGCGCCCGGCGGCCACCCCTTCACCCTGAAAGTTTCCACCGTCACACGGCACGACGGTTGGTACATCCTGAAATGCCGGACAAGGGGCTGACGACGTGGCGGCGATCCTTGACATATCGGCAACCGTGCCGGAGGCAACCGTGCGCGACTTCACCCGCGCTTGCGACCGCTACCGCGACGAATTGGGAAACAGCCAAGCCGTCGCAATACGACGCGGAACGATTGTGCTTGTGAAGGGGCTACGCGCCCGGACAGCCAAGGCGAAACGGCAAGCACCGCTGAAGGACGTGACGAAGTACGACGGCCCCGGCCCGCACTATATCACGCCAAAGGGCAAGAACGAGAAGTCGCAACACCGCTGGGCGATCCGCAGACGCGGCGGACAGGACGAGAAGACGTACATCAAGCCAGCGGACACGCGCAGCGAGGCGCGGCGACGTTTCGCGCAGTACACGCGCTGGGGACTTGCCAAACATTCGTGGGGCTGGTTTATGAAAGCCCTGTTCAAACGCGCAGAGCAGACGGGCGGCAACCCAAAGACGAAGATCGACGACCGCATGGCCGAGGGATTTCTCCGCGAAGTCGTCACGGGCGCGAACCCGCGTGTCGAGGTTTTGATCGTCAACAAACTCGACTACATCCGGGAAGCATTGCCGGAGGCCGCGCTATCCGACGCAATGGCGGCGGCCACGCGGTACATCGACGGACAGATCGACAAGGGCATCGCCAAGGCGAGAAAGGAACTGACATGACCCCGGCGGAACTCATGACGCGCAAACTAAAGGCGCAGATCGAAAGCGCAGGCGCGACCTTGCCCGTCTATTCGCTTTTGCTCGAAGCGTTGGCGGGAGAGAGACAGGAAACGCCGTCGAGCGGCATTGCCTTGAACGTCCACATCGCCGGGCAATTGGAAGAACCCCTGCCGCATTACTCTTTCAGCGTTCGCGCCGTCCTGACTGTTTCGCTTGACGACGACAAGGGCGGCGAAATCTTCAGGGCGAACTACGACACGCTTTGGGCCGTGTTCGACAATCTGGCGCGGAACGACAACTGCGTCGCGTTGGGCGACGAGGGTGACGAACTGGCAGAGGACGCGGCACACGTTTTCGCCGTTGACGGTTTCCAGTTGGGCGAGGGCGACGAGCCGGACTACCAACAGGACGAGAACGGCGGATCATTCACAACGACTTTCGCGGCAACCATTACGGGCCGCGCTAACTGACACCAGAAAGGAACACAAACATGGCAAACAACGGATTCAGCGCGCCCGTCAACTATTGGGGAAGCATCGACGGCCTGACCCCGAAGTCGTCCAGCGACGGCAAGACGAGCAGCGTTGCGGAAGCACCGAACGAATACGGCGACACCGCCGCGCACGACGTTTACGGCGAGACGCTTGCGCCGTCCACGGAGTACGCCGCGACGGACGAGGTGGACTTGTCCGACATTGAACTCGGCTCGATCCACACGCTCGGAGAGGGAACGAGCGCGAAGAAACTCATGCTGACGCAAGTGCAGATCAACACACAGGCGAACACCCCGCCGACCGTCACGATCAGCGGCGTCGAAGTCGAGAGCGGCGCGACCGCAAAGCGCACCTACGCGCTCGCAGGAACCCTCACCCCCAGAAGCAAGGCGCAAGACGTGTGCGGCGCGTTCACGGCGTCCGCGAACTTCACGCAGATCAACACGACGGCCTCCGTCGATCCGCACGTCCAGACCGTCGGCGGCGTCCCCGTCGCAAGCGACGCAAGCCACGGGCGCATCGAGGTACAGGCCACCATGACCGACCCCACGGGCAACGGCGCGATCACGGCGGCAAGCGCGGGCGGCTTTACCGTCACGGCAAGCCCGGCGGAAACCGACCCCGACGCCAACTACATCACCCGTGCAGCGACCGCGACGAAGTATCTCACCGGGACGGAGGCGGCTTGAGTTCGCAGCTTGCCAAGGACGACCTCGACGACCTACGCGCCGAGGGCCTGATACCGAGCGACGAGGACGTGATAAGACTACACGCCCTCGCCGCCCGCATTTCGGACGGCCCGGAAACGACCGCCTACAACGTGCCGCGTTTCGCCGTTGCGGGCGGCGTGGTATTCTGGGAGCCGACGATGGCGGCGCACTTCTGGTACGCCTACGCGAAGCGGTACGCCGACGACGAGCAGACCGAGGACT